TGACAACGGACAAGCAGCCGAAGCCAAAAGCTAAAGCTGCTCCGAAACAACCATCTGCTCCGAGCCAAGCTCCAGTTGTGGATAAGCCTCAACAAGCACGTTCAAATTCCGCTAGGAAAGCCTTCAAGACTGACGGAGATTCTGATGCTTTAGCGAAAATATTAGAAACTGATTATTTATAAGGATTAAATCATTATGGCACTACTTTTAGAAAGTGGATATGCAGACGCTACCCAATCGGGTGGTCGTGAGGATTTGTCAGACCTTATCAGCAATGTCGATGCTAAATCTACCGTTTTCACCTCAATGGCGAAAAAGGGGAAGAAGCCCGGTAATGTTGTAATGGGATGGCAGATGGATAAGTACGACGATGCAGATATTACAGCATATTTGGATGGTACAGATGTGGATATGGCTCAAGCTAGTACAACTAACTTGGGTGATAATGCGGTGTTTGGAAACCCTGCTAATCAACGTGTCTTGGCGCAGAATTTCGTTCAGATGTTTAGGCGCACTTTCCGTATTGGTAACATAGCTAACGAAGTTCAAGTCGTTGCTGGTGTCAAATCGGAACTTGCAAACGGCATTGCCAAGAAATTGGTTGCGTTAAAGCGTGATATGGAGACTGTTTTCCTGTCCGATCAAGATGCTGCTTCGGAAGCTGTTGGTACTGGTAATAAAGACGGTTCAAGCGGAAGCCATCTTGCTCCAGTTGGGTATTCAACCAAAGCGTTGGGTAGTTTCCTACGTAGAGCTAACCTTATGCTTATTGATGATGCCGATAAGGGTGGAGATACTGAAAACGTAGCAGCTAATAGAGGTCGATACACACAGATTATTTGTGGGCCGCTTGCCGGGGATACCGCTTATTCTGTTAGTGATGCCGGTGGAGCTAATGGTTCTCCTCATCGTGTGAATGAGAACTATGTTATACCGGCAGCCCATTGTTACGAGGGAACGTCTTCGTCTTTAACCGAAGCTGATGTTCAGGCTATCTTGCAGAGTATCTACGACACTACTGGTGTTATTCGTGATTACGATGCTGTTATTGGAACTGCTTTGAAGCGTAAGTTTACAAACTTCACGCAGAGCATATCTTCGGTAACTTCTGGTGCTGAACACGCTACTCCGATTAAAACATTCAACCAAGATGCCTCTTCAAGAACATTTATCAATGCGATTGATTTGTTCGAAGGAGATTTTGGCCGAATGAGATTGCACCCCTCGACCTTTATCAGCGAGTTGAATCAGGGGCCGTTGGGTAAAACCACCGCTACTGGAACAACGGATGCGTTTGCTCGCAAACCGGTGAGTGTGGTTACTAACTTCAAAGGATATGTCATTCCCTTTGACCAAGTGGAGATTCGTTATAGTTCACTTCCGAACATTAAGGAATTGACCGATAACGGCGGTGGCCCAGCTAGGTTAATCCAAGCGATTGCGGCATTGGTTGTCAACAATCCCCAAAACTTTGGGTATTTTGATTGCGACAACACGATTGGAACGTAAGTAACATGTATGCTCCCGAAGGGTTGAGTGATGAAATGACCTCCCTTGTGGGGGCTGCACTTCGGAAACAGTTGGCTCGTGAGCATCAAAACTCACGGGCCAACCAATCCGGCGGTGTTGCTGGGGCAGCTAGAAACGAATCGCATACAACTAGTTTTGGACAGCACAAAGCTAGAATAGAACCCACTTCTTACCACTATTGGGGCAAACGCCTTGGGTATGGTTGCTGGAGTGATCGTAAATTTATTAAGGAATATTTGCGTGACAATCCAGAGAGTAGGGTTAAGAGTGCTGGAGGAAAGAAAGTACAGGTCGGATACGGCGGGAAGAAAGAACATGGGTATTATGACACACCGCGAGGTCGAGTCACGTATCGGAAGGTGTTCGGCCCAAACGAACGGGTAGAAGTAGATGCAAACGCTTAAATTCAGTAGTGTTGTATATGGAGTCTCCCAATTAGCTGGATTGGATAGGGATAACCTTCCCGGTCATTTCTTTAAACAGGTTCGAGATTTAGCTAGTCACAGGTTAGGCATTGCTTGGGAAACCGAGTATTGGCCTCAACTAATCAAAATAGATTCCACCGCAGTAACAACTACAGATGGTGTAAGCAGCATGGCATACCCAGCAACGGCTGGAGAAATTTTAACAGTTTATGATAAAGACCCTGCAAAAACTACTGCTCTTTCCTCTGTTAGCTATATATTGCGGGATGATAATTCTGATAGCAGCAATAATTCTGGTAGGACAATTAATGTCTTCTCTACTACCTCGCCACTTTTTGTCGAGTATCGGATTGCTAGGCCGGAATTAAAAGGGGATGTCGTAGATGCCGAGGTTGGATTAGCGGTAGGGGATCAAGTCTATTACGAGGGTCATTTCTGGAAGGCAAAAACTATTAGACCGGCGGGAAACCACCAACCAGATTCTACTGATACAACCAATTGGGAGAAAGTTCTAGTCCCTAAAATTTTTGAAAACTATCTAGTCCGTGGAGTTTATGCAGATTATCTTCGTTCCAATGGGCAAACAGATATTGCTCTTGGAGAAGATCAAAACGCAGAGAGCTTACTTATTCTAGAATCAGATAAACTATACCGACAACAAGGCCAAGTAAGAACGGCTAATGTTGTCACCTATTGACTTTTATGGCCGATAAAGCTAAACTAAAAGAAGCGTTGGATGTGTTGTACGTTGCGGCTGGGAACGCCCCGCTAAACAGGCAACAACATGAAATGGTAACAAATGCCGCCCGTGCAATTATGCAGGAATGTGAATTGAACGAGCAGCCAAACGGGGGTCAAGAAGTTCTTGAACCTGAAATTATTGAGGAAGATAAGACATGAGTAGAAATGTAAAAACTCAAATATCAAAATCAGTTAGTAAAACTACTGGAGTGGCACTAGGCGCGAATATTAATCGCCAAAAACTAATTATTGGAAATCGGGAAGCGTCTGATGTTGTGTATGTTCAGTTTGAAGGTTTGGTAGTTTCTACAACTGACTATGCAGTAAAAATAGCGGCTGGAGAAAGTTATGAAATAGATAACTATACTGGAAAAGTATTGGCTAATCAGGCTTCCACAGAGTTTTACGAATTTGAATAATGAGATTAGACCTAGACCTAGTTAAGACACTAGGGGCTACCGCGATTGGAACAGGAAATATACTCCTAGACATTGACGTAGCCCTAAAAGTTTTAATTAGTCTAGTTAGCTTGTTGTACATATGTATGAAAACATATGATCTGTATAAAAAAAATGAAGATTAAATGGTTAATTGTTGGAGCTTTACTGATGTGTTCGGTAAACGCTAACGCTGGCTGGTTTGGTGCGGGTTGGAAGCCCAAACCAAGCATCACCCTCTTCGGACAAAAACTTACTTGGCCTTTGCCCTCACTTTGTGTGGGTGCGAAAGCTGGGGTTCTTCCAGATGCGGGAGTTAGTCCAGATGGAATAAACCTAAAGGTTCCATATCTTTCTTTGGATTTTCCTTTCCCTAGTTTAACCGTATCGGTTGGGGAAGATAAGCCGAAGGTAGAACTAAAACTTGGTTCGATTGACAAAACCGAACATAAACCTGAATAAAAATGTTAAAATCAAAAACAGTATGGGCTGCCGTGGCAGCAATTGTAGGAGCTATTGGTGGCTATTTTACTGAAGATGTAGAGTTTGGTGAGATGATGCAGCTAGTGGTTACTTCCGCATTAGCCGTTTTCTTGAGGCATGGAGTCGCCAAGGTCGAAGAAAAGGTAGAGTAGTGGGGATTATAAAGGCAATCGTGGCCTTACTCCGAGCCGTTCCAAGTTTGGAGCGGCTTTTTTTATCAATTTTCGATGGAATAAAGGAAGCTAATGCAAAAGCTAAGTATGAGGAAAAACTTGATAATATTGATGCTGCCGTTGATGCTCACCGCATGTCAGGGATTAAAGTTAAATGGAGTGAAGGAACTGACCGATCACCCCCAGTTTCCGATAGCAGCGAGGGAAGCACCAGCTTTCACGAAGGCAGCATTGAGGAAAGTAGCTGAACTAGAATATAAAATTGAACGGGAATAATGCCACGACCAGAACCAATACTTGACGGGGATACCTTTTTTAAAGGGGTGAACGCTCGTCTCGATCCCGGTCAACTAGAAGCCGGGTTTGTGGCTAGTGCCATAAATAAGCGTTTTTCTAATGGGGTTGTGGAAACCAGACCCGGTATTAAGAAGATGCCTTGGAGTAACAACGCCAAAGTATCTTACGATGACACAACCGGATATAGTGCTGCGGGGGAATACGTTTTATATAGCGGGAGACAAGTGTCTTATAGTAGCCAATCGGATGCTGAATCTGGAACTAATCCAACTTTTTCAAACGTAGCAGTAGATGCTAATCCTCCATCCACCGATACCCCCGGTCTTGCTTCATTAACAGTTACAACCGGCCCCGCTAGTCAGGAAGCAAGTGCTAGTACTTCGCCTAAAGGCCCGTATTTTAAAACGACAGGCGCAGTAGCCGCTGGATTAAATCCATTAAAAAGCAGTGATAATACTGTTAATGCAGGATGGGTTAGTGCTGGACATAAGATTTTTGGCTTTGGAACTGTTTATGGAGCGGGAGTTTTTCGTGATCCAGCCGGTAGGGAATACTTAATAGTAGCAGCCGAAGACGGTGTTTTTTCAACACGAGAAGGATCGCAAGCTGAAAAACTATCAATGCCAACAGGAGAGGTAATTGAAGAAGATGTTTTTTTTGTTCAATGCTTTAATGTCTTAATGATGATGCGAGGAGAAAGTAAACGACCTCTGGTGATGAAAAAAATAGAGGACGGTTTTGAATCCATCGTACAAGAAGATACTGATGTGGATATTGATGAAAACGATTCAGATGGAACAGAACAAATTCCTAATTCCGGTAGTGCTTTGTTTTTTGGAAACAGGCTTTTAATTCCACATTCCAGAGATTTAATCGCGGCGTCTGATTTTTTAAATTATACCCGATACCAGCCTGTAATGGCTAATTTCAGAATCAACCAAGGGAGTGAGGATGAGTTAGTTGCTATTCAAAAAATAGACACCACCACAATAGTAGCTTTTAAAAGTAACTCGATTTACGTAATTAGTAACTTATATGGAAACGCAACTGATGCTATTTTAGACGAGATTACTAGGGAATATGGAGCCGTTAGTGCTAAATCAACCGTCCAAGTGGGTAGTGATGTTTGGTTTTTATCTTCTAAAAAAGGCATTTGTAGTTTGTCAGTTGCCGCTCATGGTAAAATCAACGCTGTTCAATTACCTATAAGCGAGCATATCCAACCACTTATTGATCGTATAAATTGGAATCACGCTAGTAAAGCTGTAGCTGCCACTTATGGAAATAGATTCTATTGTGCTGTTTGTATAGATGGAGCTACCGAAAACAATGCTATTTTAATCTACGACTTCCTCCAAAACGCATGGAGTGGGTATGATACTGGTGCTGATATAATCGAGGTTAAAGAGTTTTTAGAGATGGAGTTTCAAGGCAAACGCCGTTTGTTTTTCTTATCTACTGATGGTTTTATAAATTTATACGACGATAATATTTCTGTTTGTGGCCCCGTGGACGAAAAAGGTAACGCAGACGGGAGCATAACCGTAAACCAAATATCGGATGAGGTAATTACTAGAGGATATACGGCCAAGGATATTTCGCAGAAAAAATGGAGAAGTGCCGAGGTACAAGTATCCACAAACGATCCTAAATTTACTGTTACCACGGTGTACGATGGGCCGGAAGAAAACGACGAGAACCTAGTATCAGACAAGACCTTTTCTAGAGTCAAATATGATAAGCCTTTTGATAAGGTGGATTTTGACCAATCTATGGCTGATAATGATTTTTCAACTAAATTTAGGGAAGACTATAGTGTAAAACTTGCTGGTGAAACAGGTGGAGTTGACATAGACACAGATTGGACAGGCGTGCTTGAACCAGTTGACACCGGATTCGACCCAGATTTGCAGCAATCCAGCACAAACAAATACAAATTTAGAGGTACGGGAAGGTACATCCAATTAAAAATAACCAACACTCAAGGAAGGTTGGAGTTAAATACTGTTAAGGTAGGGGCTTTAGCCGGAGAAAATTTAATAAGAAAGGAATTATAAAATGGGTTTAAGTATAACGGTTCAAAAAGGGCATGATTTCTCATCTGGTAATGTTACTAGAGCAGCTTTAAATGCCGGGGCAACTCCTACAATAGCCATAACCGGGTCAGTAGGAGATTCAGAGTTGGCAGACGATAGTGTTGATGATTCAAATATTAAGGATACCGCACAAATATTAGCGAAAAAACTTAATATTCCGAATGACACTCTATTAGTTGGGGGAACAGTTGACAATATTGATAATAGAGGAAAAACGTATCCCATAGATACGGATTTAGCTTCTGTTGCCAATGATACAGATGGCAGCGTAAAGTTATTAGTAGATACCGGAACAAAAATAGAATCTCTTAAAACAAATTTAGCTTCCATAGGAGGTCACATTAGTGTTCAAAAATATGTGGAGGGTGGTGGTTCTACTCATCTTAAACTTCGGATTAATACAGGAGTAGTAACCGGAGGCCATTTCAATAACGACATATTTACAGAGTCGATAACAAGAAATTCAATTTCGGGTAAGCTAGAGGTTGGAACCAATTCAATAGGTTTAGCTAATCTTAAACGTGAGGGTACATCTGGTTATATCTTAACCTCAAATGGAACAAACCTTGACCCTGAATATAAACCGCTGGAAATAGCAGAGACTCCTGTTTTTGAATCTATGGCAGATGGAATTTGCTACTATCTCGTACCAGTAGGAACTTCTAAAATACGAATACAAGCCGTTGGAGGAGGAGGGGGAGGAGGGGGAGATTGGCACAGTACTGATTACAGCGGGTGCGGAGGAGGTGCTGGTGCATATGCAGCTACTGATCTGGCAGTCACAGGTAATGGAGGGATAAAGACTTTTGCAGAAGTTACCACGAACGGTACTGGCTATACAACAGATTCCCCTCGACCCACAACCGGAGGTTCTGGTGATGGAGCCACAGTATCGATTGAGGCATCTTCAGGCGGGATTACAGGAACCCCCACGATTATTAGTGGCGGCGAGGGGTACAAGGTTGGCGACGTGTTAACGGTTACGCAGGACGGAGCAAGCGGAGGAACGATTACTGTAACGGCAACTAATCTCGCTCTTATTCGTGTAACTACTGGCGAAGGAGGCTCCCAAGGGGGGACGCTTGCCGCGCCGCCCGGTAGTAATGATTTTACTGCTGGTGGTGATGGAGGGGATTCTATTGTGGAATATCCACTCGTCCCTATAACAACCGGAAAACCAGACGCACCGTCGGGAACGGTTGTCTTGAAAGCCGTAGGGGGTGGAGGCTCGGCAGACCTCACAACCGAGGGGAGTGGTGGTTCAGCGGCTAACTGCGTGGGTGGCACTACAGTTTCCGGTGGAGATGGTGGCACAAGGACAGAGCCGGTTCTAGGATCGACGATGACAAACGCCGTACCAACAGGGGGTCACGGTGGGCATTCAAGGTGGGGGGCGAGTAGGAGTAATGTGTATCATCCCACCGATTACGTCTACCAAAAATCTGGGGGACAGGGATTTGGGTTTGGGGGAGCGGGTCAATACAATGAGTCTGGAACCATCGCCCAAAATGCACAAAAAATGCTGCCAGAAGCGGGAGGCCGAGGCCATGTTAAAATATTTCTGTTGAACTAATGCCTTCTCGTACACTCATAACTGATAGTAAAATCAGTAATCAAGCGAGGATTAGTCCTCAAAAGATTGCCCCCGCTGACGAATCATCTT